ATCTTTGCCGCGATGTCAGTCGTCTGCGTGCCTTCGACTTTCTCCTTGTCCTCCGCGTCTTTGTCCACGGTGTCCTCCTTGGCCTTTGCGGCCACGCGAGCGCTGGTTTCGCCATCCGCGCCCAAGTCCACAAAACTGATCTCGCCGAGAGTTGCCTTGCGCACAACGTTCAGCGGTCCCGACCATTCGCGGCCGTTCACGACCGCCTTCTGGCCCTCACGAATGAACTCCGCTTCCTCGACGCCCGCGCCGATGGATGCTTGCCACGGAAAACCGTTCCGCGAGGATGCAACGACTTCCTTGGCCGCGTTGGTGTCGCGTGAAACGATGCCGCCTGCTATGAGCCGCCCGCCCTGCACAAGCAGGGAGTCTGTGTGCCCGACGCCCTGTGCCGCATCATGGCCCAGACGAATGGGGCGGTTCTGCGACGGTATGTTGAGGCCCGACAACTCAACGATGACGGGATACCGCCAGCCGGTGAGTTTCATTGGGCCGCCCGTATATGCCGTCATTGAAAAGCGAGGGAGTCCTGCAGGCTTCCCGTCAGCCCCGGCGTTGGCTTCGACCCACTCGGGCGCGCACGCAAAAACCACAGTGTTACTAAGCGACTGATCGCTTCCTTCAATTTTGTCTTTCATGGTTACTCCTCTGGAGTTTGTCCGTCTTCGGTATTTTGATTATCCGCAACCGGCACGGGTGCCGGAGTTACTTGTGCTATACTCAGTCCCAGTTGGTTCATGAGTGCCACTTCCTTCGCGCGCTGTCTCAGTTCCGATTCCCAGTCGAGTCCCTGCTTCGCGTACTCATGCGCGAGAGTGGTTGTGTTGTTCTTGAGCCGCGTGTCCTGTGCGTTTGCCTCCTTGGCCGGATCAACGTGCTCGTGCCCGTCCCAAAACCACTGGTGCGCGAACCGTGCGCCCTTGATTCTTGCCGCTTGCGGCAGAAGGCCCTCAATCAGAACTGCCTCGGACAGCCAGGCATTGAGAATCCGGTCGAGAACCACTGTCTCGATGTGCGACTGTTCAACGCGAATCGCCTTGTAGTAAGTCTGGTGGTCGAGCCGACCCGACGAGTAGTTGTAGCCGCTCGAATTTCCAGCCGCGATGTTGAACGGCATGTTCAGGCACCGCGCGATTTCGTTCAGGACTTCCTTTTTGAATTCCGCGTAGGTCGTCGTCGGCTGCTCTGCCTGCGTCTGCGCCAACTTCCAACCGCCCGGCATGACCGTCGCCATGCGCTTTTCCAACTCGACCGTGTCCATCGCTTCGAGAGAGTCGGCCTCGCCGTTCGCGGGCGCGTCCGTGTAAATCACGAGCGCATGGTCCGCAGCAGTTTCCGCCGCAGCAATTACCGCGAGGGTATAGCGGCGCAGTTGCGCGAAGAGCGGCAACGCGGACATGATCTCCGGTATTCCGCGTGCCTGTCCGGGACGGTCCGCGCGGAAGTAGTGAATCACTGCCTCCGCCTTGACCGTGTCATATTCAAGCGTCTGCACTCTGACCGCGTCGCCGGGATGGTTCCTTAGCACGTGGTACTCAACCGGGTTCCACGACGTGTCGAATACGATTCCGTCAACGGCATAACTCGCCATCGGCGTGAAGAACGGCGTGGCGACCTGGTCGGCCTCCACAAGCCTCAAATCCAGTTGCACCGGCATTGAGAGAGCAGGATTGTTGACAATGATTCCGAAACCTTCGCCGTCTTCCGCCTTTCCCATGCGCATCGTGCGAAGTTTTTCGGCCAGCCGGACAGAACGCGCCCATTCCGCAAACGCCATTTCAATGACTCGATTGACTTCCGGGTTGTCCGTCAACATCTGAAGGCGCGGTCCAGTGCCGATGCAGTCGTTCGCCAGTGTTAGTACAATGCCCTTGGCATACGAGTTGTTCGCCACCTCGTAACGCGCGTTGTTTCTGAGTCGCCGCCGCACCTCCGGGGAGTTTGCCGCATTTGCCGACAGGCCATCCGCGTTCGCCCAGTGACGACGATTGTCGTCGTTGATGGTCGCGGCGTCATATCGGCCGCGAACCACCTGCACACGCCTCGGCAGGCTCACGGTCTCAGTCTTTCTGTGTCCAAAGATTCTGTTCAGCAATCCCATCAGTCCGCCCCCGGCGGAATCAGTTTCGCGCGTCGCAAACCGAATGGCTTTTTCTTTACGGCCGCTGTCGAGGCAACGAACTTGGCAACTTCAATCTGGTCAGTCAGACTGTGCTGCTCGATTTCACCTGAGTCGCCCTTGACACGCTTTGGCTGGCTTACACTCTCCTCGACGGCCTTCTCGACATCATTCGCCATCACTCCCTCCGTGGATAAAAAGGCCATCCAGACCTTATGTGCGGAACAAAACAATTAATGTCCTCACTGATCTACATACCCGGAAAAAATGTGAAGTGGCGGATAATTCGCGTAGAGAAGCAAGATGTGTTCTACCGGTAGAACTTGGCATGAAAAAAGACCGCATTTACATGCGGTCAAGGAAGTGGACTGGCTAATCTATGATGTCTTATATGCCTTTTCATAGGTTGTCACCCTACGGCCACAATTGCGGCATTCTCTACGGCGCAGAATGCGTCCACCTGATGCTGCGCGAGTATAGAGGACATGGAAATGCTTGCAGCCACAATTACGGCATTCCAGACCGCGCGGGCCGATGTTCTGAAGGTCCGAGAGTCGTATTCGTTTGTCTGAGTCAGTCATCGACTTCTCCCACCCTGTAAGTCAGAGAGCCGCATTTTTGTCTTCGTCGTAGCAGCCTTTTCGCCGGTTCCTGGCAGCAACGCGCCCTGAATGGAAGCGGCGACAGCGCAACCGACGAGGCAGTCGAGCCAATGGTTATCCAAAGCCTCAGGGCGTGATTTCCATTCGTCGACGACGCGGCCGCGTCCTTCTGTTTTCACGCGGTATTCGGCGGTGAGATGCTCGGCGATGAGCCGGTGCGTCTGCGGGTCGCGGCCGAAGAGTGATAAGCAACCCCGGTCGCCCATTGGCACTGACAGCCGAGCATGGATGAAACTCTTCCAGTAGTTCGAGTCAAAGATCGCATGGCGAATGGCACGCTTGCCCTGCACGTTCGGTATGCGCCAGTTGTGGCCGACACGGTCACCGCGCTTGCGCTTATACTCTTGGAACGGAACGCTTGCCGCGCCGACAAAGCGCCCGTGGCTGGGAAGCAGGGTTGCCGCGAACTCGCTTTGCCTGCAGAATTGATACACTATGTCGGTTGACGTTCCCCAGTTTGCATCGATAAGGCAACGCTCGATGCGCATCAACGCGCCGTCGTCTCGCCGCCATTCACGTCGGAGGCATTCTTTGGTAAGCGACTCCAACCCTGCATAAATGGAGCCTTCCAGACCTGTGCCTGTGGCTACTGTCTGCAGAGTCTTCTGAGCATCTCGCAGCGTGAAGTACGCGCGCCGCTGATCAGGATAAGCGCCGTAGTCGATGACGTACCCGGTGAAGTCGTCCTCGAACGCGGCAACAAGCCAGTAGAGTAATTTGCCCTGCACGTCGATAAACATCGCCAGATGGTTTGCTCCGACAGGAACTTCGCCGCGTTTCATGCCGTTCAACTTTGTGGCTATCTCGTCCGCAGAAAGCAGTCCCTCGTCTTCCACGCCTTTCTCTGGAAGCGGCTCATTCTGGTATTCGGCAAAGAACGCGGCCTCGTCCTGCAACTTAAGATTCATGGCGTGCTGGACAGCGGACGCCTCGTCGTGATTGAATCGTTCCGGCCAGGCAATAACTGCGCCTTCATCGAGTGCCTCGCGGTTTGCTTCGTAGAACGCGGTCGCGTCACGCATATCGCCGTGCATGCGCAGAGACTCCGCGCGGATTTCGGTATACTTCGACCAGAGTTTCTCGTTGGTGGGGAACTCGTAGATCATCCGCGTGCGCTCGCCGTTCCATTCCGGGTGCTTGTCGCGGTCGAGAATCACGTCGGCCATATCGCCGGGGCGGATGACGGTGCAGGGCATTATCCCACTTATCTTCTTGCCAGGGCCAGCCAAGCCCAACACTGCGCCAGCGAGAATACGTTCACGCGTTGCACACTGCGAAAGCGACCGCGCGGATTCATCTGTCTGCGGGTCGTCCAAGACCACGAGCGACGGGCGCACAGTCTGACCGTCCGCGCGCTTGTACTTCATGCCGCGAATACGGCCAGTGATACCAGTTACTTTGATGATCGCGCCGGACGCCTTGCTCTCAGGAATCGTCGGCAGGATGACCTCGTTCGCCGTCCAGCCGATGTGCGTCCGCTCGTTCTTGTAGATTTGCCCTGAGCACCGGTTGGCGATGCCGTCGATGCGATGAATCGGGAAGACGACCTCTGGGAAGTCGGCTTCCAGAGAATCATTTGCCTCCAGTTCCATCTTGATGCTGTCCAGCATCTCGACCGCGTGGACTTCCGACGCGCCGATGAGGCAGACGAATTCACTGTGGCCATACAGCACCGCCCATAGGCATGCGCACTCCGCAATACTTGTTTTTCCACTTCCGCGCGGCATTGCCAGTGAGAACAATCCGCCATGCAGAACCGCCTGCTCAACCTTGTGGATGATTTTCAGATGGTCCGGCGACCACGAGAGATGGAACGTCAGCGGGAAGTACGCCTCGCAAAAGTACTGGAAGTTGTTCTCAGCCCGTGCCTTTCGCTCTGAGTCAAGAACCGCGGGCAGTTCTCCGATGTCGCGTCCGGCCTCTGACTTCGCGCGATTGCGAGCCGCCTGACGCGCCTTCAATTTCTCGTAATCAACAGCTGGGTCAACGACCTTCTTGGGCGCGTTGCGCTGCTCGATGAGCCACGCGACATAGCGCAACAGATCCACGTGCTTGCCGTCGCCGATGCGAAAGCCAGCGTGCATGCGATGACGGTATAGTTGCCGTTCGTCGATGACCGTGCCGAGCGGCGTTGAGTTGAGAAGCCGCGCGAGGTCCGACGGTTTAAGATTTCTTGGGTCAATCGCCATTGAGTTCCCTCACGAGCCACGCCGCGTAATGAACAAGATTGATACTGCCATCATGGTTCACCGGCGCGCCCGCGTCGATGTCCTTCTGCAACATTTCCACGGTAACGAGTCTGCCGCCTATCTTTGAAAGCAACTTTGCCGCGTCCGAAAGCGACAATGCATTTGGTCGCGCGCTCGTGCTAGGCGTGTGTTCGGACATTTGTTTCTCCCTGAATGTTGGGCCTTTCAGAAATCTTCCGTGCCTCCGCGAACATCTCGCAAGGTGCGCCACATGTCCGCATGTTTACGCTAGTTACGACCATGCTAAATCTCGCGGAATTCTCGCACGCATGCCTTCCCTTTGCGCCAAAGCATCGTATGATCCGATCAACGTAAACGATTTACAGGCAACCACATACGACGGAGGCAAAGATGAAGAAAACGACGAAAATCGAAACGGTAGAAACCTACGAGTGGCTGATGATGCCCGTGCGTCGCAAATGCGCAGGGATGGTATTGAAGCCAAGAATCCAGACCCTGAGTTGGGAGCACCTCGGCAGGATTTACCGGCGCGGCGGACAGGACGCCACGAAAATCCGCGAGGCGATCAGAGCGGAGGCACACAGGTGCGGATACAAACCCGAAACCATTCTCACGCTGAATAGATAAGGAGCGAGCGATGACGACCAAACGAATCGACTGCAACAGATGTGAGCATACGCGCGAATGCCCGATCCCGCGCCATGTCAGAAAGGACGGCGTCGATACCTGCGACCTATATGAAGAACGTAATGAGCAGTCGCAGGAGATGAAAAAGCACACGCATACGATGGACAGGGGCACATACGAGTTGAACGTCGTATTCGAGGCCGCGGAATTTTCGGACATCAAAGAGGCAATCGCGCACGCCGAAGCATGCGCCCTCGAAGCAATACACCTCGACGGAAAATACTTCGTGGTCGACCCGCTCGAGGCGGACCGCCTCGACGAAGCGGGAGCGACCTTCGCATTTGTGTATGACCTCGACGGCAAAATCGTAACGATACCAGTCAACTGAACAGGAGGACAATGATGACGACGTACAACGCAAAAGAACTCAACGCCTTGCAGGAAAACGAAGTCGATTTTCGCCACGCCATGTACAGCCTCATCGAGGCCATGAACAACCTCGCCGTGAAATGCTGGATGCCGGACGGCACGCGCAACCTTTTGCGGAACATCGCCGCACACGCGAAAGCGCAAAGAACCGACGCGGACATTTGGATTGGATTCCGCGACGACATCAAGCGCCGCAAAGAGGGTAAGGCGAAGAGCGCGGAACTGGACTTCCTTACCGCATTCGGATGGGCGGTCGAGGGGATGACTTATTCCTACGCCATGCTGGCCATGCCGACGAACGGACTCCCATACCTGTGCCTGCGCCGAGCAGCGTCCGCGCTCGCGACACTGACCGCAAACTACTGAGACTAGGAAGGAACAACCATGAAAGAGTTCACATTTGAATACGAGTTTTACACGGGACGCGTCTGGCGCAACGGTGGCCACTATACAGACATCGCTTGCGAGAAGCGGACCATCAAGGCCGCGAACTTTCAGGCCGCGCAGGCAATCGCGCATGTTTATGCCAAGCATTTGCTGACGCGATGGAACTGCGATGAAGTCAAGTATCAAGAACTGACGCTGGACGCCACGCACGTCTGCGTCGCGACAAAGAACCAATAACACGAAAGGACGGCAACCATGCAGATGAGACCATTTATCGAACCCGATTGGCACGCGTTTGCCGGAGCAGACGGATGGGGTGAAGACGAATCTATTGCGCCGCTTATCGCGGAAGGCACGTTCAAGAACGGCGTCGACTATACGCTGATCCTGGCGCACAACGGCGGGACGCTCCTCGCGGACGACGAGACAGCCGCATACGGCGGATACGTTCTGCCGCGATATTTCGACACGGTTGAAGATGCACGTGCGTTTGCGGAACGCCTTGGCGAACCGGAAACCATCGACGCGTTTCTGGCGGCTGGATTCCAAAGCCAAGCATTTTGAACGGCGAGGGGAGCCTAACACAAGGCCTAACACACTATTGGAAAATAAGTTACATAATTTCAGGAATGTGCCTTGGCTTTCACACCCCGCATCGTATGATCCATGCGACGTTTGAAACATACAACGATTACGAAACGGAGGACAACGATGACCGAGAAGAAAAAGACGTACAAGACGCTCCTGAACGCGCGATTCCCGAGCGCGGACGCTGAGAAAGAAGAGCAGAAGCAAATCGAACGCAGGAGGATCAAACGCCAACTCAACCAGACCGCCATCGAGCGGTACACGGATGTAAAGAACGACATTGCCTCGCTCCTCGACCTGATTGGCGAAGAGATGCGGGTGCACGCGCAAGGCGCGGAAGCGCATCCCAAAAATTGGGGCAACACCGGGGACGCCACAAACATTCGGACGAGCCTCAAGAACGTCCTCGAATTCCTGCTCATCGGCAGATACAGCTGGACAGAAACTGAAGCGTCGCGATTCATCGAGGACCACCTTGAGTCGCTGCGCGAAGACAAGAGATAACGAACCGTTTTCCCTTTTTCCAAAACACAGGAGGATGTCATGAAGAAGATCACGAAAACTGCGAAGAAAGAAACCAAGAAGTCCGCGAAGACCAACGAGACGCTGGAGAAGAACTACATGTCCACGGTCAAGCGCGTTGCCCTTGACGAGAAAGCCCCGTCCAAGAAGGCCATGCGCCTGCCGCGCACGAAGACCCCGAAGACGACGGACGATGGCGTGGCGCGGACCGCCGAAGACCTTGTCATCATAGACAAGGACGAGAAGAAGGACGGCAAGATGAGCGGTTTGGACGCCGCCGCCAAGGTTCTCACGGAGGCTGGCGAACCGCTCAACACCAAGACGATGGTGGAACGCGCCATCGAGAGGGGGTACTGGACGACGAACGGCAAGACGCCTGCCGCGACGATCTACGCTGCAATCATCCGCGAGATAGCGGTGAAAGGCGACGCGTCGAGATTCGCCAAAGCCGACCGCGGTATGTTCAAGATCAAGCAGTAACATCGCAAGCGTCCCCCGAGTTGACCACCCCGGCACCCGCTGGGGTTTGGTCGTTGATCGCGCCCCGAATTGCGCCCTCTGGTTCCACGAACACCACCCGCTTTCCAAGTGCCATCGCCATTGCAGTCTCCGCCTGCACGCCCGTTGACGTTCTCCACCCGTCCAACATGAGCACCCATACCTCATCGCACATCGCCAAGAACTTCAGGTCGTAATCACGCCAGAACGCCCAGTCGCCCGGCACGCCGTGTTCGACGAGAGGATGCGAGTGGCAGACCGGCGAGAATGCCTGAATGCCGCATCGCAGCATCTCTGCCACTTGTTTGCACACAGCACGATACCGCGCGTCGCGTATATTGGGATCCTGGTCTGTGTATGGACTCGCAACGTAAATTAGCATTTGTCCCCTCGTTTCTTAGTAAAGAGTTCTTGACTATCCCGAATCGCTAGTTAAGATATCTTTACTAGCGAAAACCACTAGTAAAGGAGGATTTACCAGCATGAAACGCATTACCGGAATTTACCGAATCGCCATCGCGGGAGGAGAGAAGGTCAAGGCCTTCATTCCTCATCCGCTTCCCCCCGCGAATCCGCCGCTCGTCCTTGACGCCAAACTGAGCGCGCTCCACGGAAAAGCGCTCGCGGCAATCGACAACCTTGCCGTTGCCGGAGACATGGTTCCCAGCGCGGACTGGTTTCTCTACGGCTTTGTGCGCAAGGAGGCGTTGATTTCCTCTCAGATTGAAGGCACACAGGCCACGCTCTTGGACGTGCTGACATACGAAGCCACGAGTCAAGCAGAGCGTCCCGCTGACGCCGAAGAGGTCTGCAACTACATTGAGGCCCTCGCGTATGCGCGCGCCGAGATCGCCAAGCCTAAGGGTCTGCCCCTGTGCACACGCTTGCTTTGTGAGGCTCACAAGCGGCTGTTGCACGGCGCGCGAGGCTCTGAAAAGCAGCCAGGCGTTATCCGCACAACGCAGAACTGGATAGGGGGCGCACGCCCCGGCAACGCCCGCTTCGTACCGCCGCCACCTGATGCTGTACCGGAAGCGCTCTCTGCTCTGGAACGCTGGATTCATGCGAAGGAGCCGCTTCCGCCGCTTATTCGCGCCGGGCTTGCGCACGTCCAGTTCGAGACAATACACCCGTTCCTCGATGGGAATGGTCGCATTGGGCGACTTCTCGTCGCGCTCCTTATAGAGGACTGGGGACTTCTTAAAACGCCGCTCTTGTACCTGAGTCTCGCATTCAAGCGGCACCGTGATGAGTATTACCGCAGACTGCTTGACGTGCGCAACAAAGGCGACTGGGAGGGCTGGATGGCCTTCTATCTCCGGTGCGTCAGTGAGTCTGCCAATGACGGCGTCAGCGCAGCGAAGCGTATTTTCAGCCTCATCGAGAAGGACCGGCGCATTGTCACTGGCCACAAAGCGACGACGATTCCGGCGGTCAGACTGTTCGACCTTTTGCCGGAGCATCCCACAGTCACGGTGGCCAGCGCGATGAAATTGACCAAGACCAGCAAACCTACTTCGATGAAGGCCATCGACGCGCTTCAAAAGATCGGTGTTCTCAAAGAAACCACTGGAAAGCGGCGCGACCGCATGTACGCTTACGCGGCTTACCTGAAAGTTCTGTCGGAGGACACCGGCGCAATCAAGTAGGTCATGAAGTATCATGCCGTCACCTCTGAAGCGACGCGCTCGGCCTTCTTGCCCGTGAACTCCTCCCAGCGGCGAACGATAACGTCACAGTAGAGTTCGTCGAGTTCCATGAGAAATGCCTTGCGCCCGGTTTTCTCGGCGGCGATGAGTGTGGACCCGCTGCCGCCAAACAGGTCCAGGACGTTCTCGCCCGGGTGCGACGAATAGATCATGGCACGTTCCGCGAGTTCGACGGGCTTTTCGGTGAGGTGAATCATGCTCTGCGGATTGACCTTCTTCACGCTCCAGACGTCCGTGGCGTTCTTGATTTCAGGATTGAAGTAGTGCGCCGCGCCTTCACGCCAACCGTAAAAAGACCACTCGTGGTTCCCCATGAAATCTTTCCGCGTAAGGACCGGATGTTCCTTCACCCAGATAATCATCTGTGAGAAGTAGAGTTCGCAGTCCTTGAGCGCGTTGGGGTAGTTCCAGATATTGCTGTACCCGCCCCAGATATAGTACGCGCGCCCGGGTTCCAGAACGCGCTGGATGTTGCCAAACCACGCACGCAATAGCCGCGCGAATTCTTCGTCGGAAACAAAGTCGTTTGCGAGAGCGCGGTCCCTCGGACGCAGTTTCACTTGTGTTGTTTCGCTGGCCTTTTCCAATCCTTCCACACCGACATCGAGCCCCTGATTCCCTATGAATTTGCCGGTTGCGCGGGCTGCGGCCACGGCTGCATTACTCCTCGGTGCCACGCTGACATTATATGGCGGATCACAGTTGACAAGTTGAATCCGTGCGCCGTCGAGCAGGCGGTCCACATCCTCCGACTTGCTGGAGTCACCACAGAGAAGACGGTGATTGCCGAGAATCCACAGGTCGCCCGGGCGCGTGGTTGCCTCGTCGGGCGGCGCGGGCACAGCGTCAGGGTCTGTGAGTCCTTCCGTGCCCGTTGCGCCAAGTATCTTCTCCAGTTCTTCGCTGGAAAAGCCCAGCAACGCCAGGTCAACATCCATGCCACGCAGTTCGGACAGTTCGATGGGCAGGAGTTCCATGTCCCACGTGGCGAGTTCCGCGACCTTGTTGTCAGCGATGCGATACGCTTTGATCTGCTCAGGCGTCATGTCGGTGGCCACGTGGACGGGCACTTCCGATAGGCCTAGTTTCAACGCGGCCTTTAAGCGCGTGTGTCCAACGATGATGACGCCGTCCGCGTCCACAACGATTGGTTGCCGGAACCCGTACTCGCGTATCGAGTGGGCCACGGCATCGACCGCCGCGTCGTTGTCGCGCGGGTTCTTGTCATACGGTTTGATGTCTGTGGTCTTGCGCATTTCAATTTGCATGATTCATGCTCCTTATAAGTGTGAAAATATCCTCGATTCCAGGTCTGACCAACGTAACGTCTGACGTTAAATTGGTCAGAATCGCTGTTGCGGTTAATTCCTAAAAGGAAGCCGCGTCTGTCCGGCTTCGCTTGATTTCAATGGAGCGGGGTGACGGAACCGCCCCGTCCCCTCCAGCCGGGGTGGCTGGCAGCTCTCTCTTGAGCCTTCCCCCGCATCAACCCACCAGCGGCAGTCCGCTGTCTTGGGATATACTTGCGCCCAGCGAACGGACGACTCGCGCAGGAGTCGTTTGCGTTCAGCATGGCCGCAAAGGAATTTTACATACCGAAACTGGTAGCCTTTCCACTTCGAGAAACCTTGCCGCATCCATTCGGCGCGACTGCGCGTGCCGAGGCGCGTAATCATCAGGCGCGGATGTACCGGCCCGCCGTGTTCGTCAACATAGAGGTCCGTCTTGATGAACCCACCATAAAGCCACGACGACGCCTGGTAGACGTAACCGGGCTTGCCGCGAAGACCATCCGCCCATGTGAATAGCAGTTTGACGTTTGGGCAGTTGGTGCGTATCCACTCGACGCAGAGCGATATGAAGTACGACTCCGAGTTGCGCGGTTCGTCGTCGCGCAGGCATAATCGGTTCAATTCCAAATAGTCGTTTACGCCGAGGCTTGGAAAGAGCCGCTGAATCGTGTGGCGCGGTCTGACACCCCAACCCCACATGCCGACGGCAATCAAATCCCCTGCGGCGTTTCGCAAGCCAAGGTTCACGAGACAATGCGGCGGGAAGATTTTCGAATAGTGCCAGCGCAGGCAAAACTGCTTCGCCTCGTGAAGCGCTATGCGCTCCACATTGCCGATGCTGGAACCCTTGCGAAACTCCGCGTTCATGCCAACCCCTCTCTCAAAACTCGCCTAATTACCGCGAACCCTTCGCGCCACGTTGCGATAAGGCGCGTCCTGTGCGCCAAGCCGTAGAACTACGCGGCCTTGCGGAAAAACCGGCAAAAAACAACAAACTGTGTCATGTAGCGTGGCTGTTCCCGCGCACGTAACCTTTCGATTCTGCTACCGGGGAACCATTGAACCGGCCCGGCGCTGGTGAAAGAAACGAAACGGGTGAAAGAATAAAATGTCGCAACCAGCATCACAACGGGCACTTAAGTCATTCGATACATATTTCATTTCTTTCACCACCCCCTCACGCGCACACACAGACAAGAAAAGAAAGAAGAAAAATGAGAGGGGGGTAGGGGTGAAAGAGAGAAAGAAATATATAAGAATATATAGAATATATATTTATATATATTAATACTTTCACTTTTCTTTCTCTTTCTTTCACCCCTTAGCCTCCAACTGATACAGCAGGGACGGATGCCCTTGTGCTGATTGCGGAACCTTGGCAACCTTGATGTCGCCCTGTTGACAAAGCGTGTCGACGATCTTCTGGAACGTCTGCGCATCGAGTTTCATACGCTTAAGCAGAACGCTGTGCGGTAGCGTTCTGTCCGGCGCGTTTCGAAGCTTCTCCACAAACTTCAGACAGTCCGCGTGGAACGGGTTGTCCGCGACATGGCTCTGCGCCATGAAGAGCATTCGGCGCGTCTGGTGCATTACAAACTTCGTGGCCCACTCCATCGCCGCCAGACTAATGCGCGGCGACTCGTGGTTCTCGCTTACGGCATAGATAAGAGCGAGTTTGCGTGTTTGCTCACTGACACGGCCCCAGACAGTTGTGCCAACTGGGTCGCCAGCGGCTTCAGCACTTGCATACTCGGCCTCGGCTTGCTCACGCGTCTCGATGAGAACACGCTTTGCATCCTCGGTATGCTCAACGATGCGCGGCTCAGGATGCCATTTCTCAAGATTGCCCGTTCCTGGCTGAAAGTCTGCCCACCATTTTGCGGCGGCAAGAATGCGCAGCGGCAGTTCGAGTATTTTCGGCTCTTGCCCCTTGGGGCGCGGCCCGCTTTCAAGGATAAGCATGCGAGCGAAAAAGCCGTTCGTGAGCATGCGTTCCGAAAGCGCCTCATAGTAGTGATTCGGAATCGCCGTGCCGAAGATAACGAGACACGGCTGATCAATTGCCCCTGGCGGTTCCTTACTGGCCTTGCGACGCATTGGGAACACGCTGTTCGAGGCTGAATAGAGCGTGAGCAGGGTGCTCATTACGTTCTCATGCCGTGCGTCCTTCGCTTTGTTGATGGTCTGAAGCATCCCATCGATTTCGTCGGTCTGGAAAAGCATCGACGGCTTGATGAACAGCGCGTCCTGGATGCCTTCGCCGCTCGCGAACCGCTCGCCAAGGCAGTCGCTCATGCCCACTTGATGGAGAATGCGCGTGTTGACCTTTCGCGGCCAGTCTTTGCCTGCGGCCGAGTGCGCAAGACCCAGGAGATAAATGTTGGTGCGGTTATCGCCTGGATCACGCACTTTGCGACCGGCGAGAAATGCCTGTAAGGCCAGCGCACCGGCAAATGCCATGACAATGTTCGGATAGGGCGCTGTCTCCAACGAGTAGTCCATTACTTCTGAGACGAAGCCAGGAATGCGTAGCAGTTCCTCTGGCAACGGTCCGGGGTCGGGCAGCGATGATGTCAGTTCTTGCTCGCACGGAGCGACGTTGGCCACAATACCGGAGATGTCGACGTCTGATTGTGTTGTGGTATCCTGGTCTCTGAGCCAGCCAAAAGGCTTATCGTGCGGCTTTGCGGCCGCATCTTCGACCTTGTGACGCAGTTCTTTCTCGCTCCAAGGTGGCTGACAGCGCGGGTTGTAATGAGCGAAAAGCATTTCCAGAGCGCGGTCCTTAGGGATTCCGAATCCGTGAACGAGCACCACGGCCGCTGAATAGGTTGAATTGTGTCCGCTTTGTCCGCTGATGGCCTCTGGCATTGCATTGAGATACGCGAGCGCACGCTTTTCAAGATCGTCGGTAGTCTGAAAAACTCGCGTCTCAAGATTCAGTGTTTGCAGGTTGCCTTTGAGATTGTCGAGAATCTCCGCGAGCCATGCTGGCGGCTCTGGTAATTTATCTGGCGAAACGTTCAATTCCATGCCCGGTGCCCAGCGATACACGCCATCGTGGCGCACAGAAGGCGGCGCAATGACATAGCCGCCGAAACCGCGCGTGTCGATTTTGGGTGCGATCCTGCTTTGCGTGTTTCCCCAGGCGCGTCCAGCGGGTTGCCGGAAGATGTGATGCCGCCCGCCTCGTGGTGTGAGCGATACAAACGTCGCAAGCTCCGATTGCTTATCGGGATCGTCGGCAAGCCAGGAATTATCCGCACCGTCGATGTCGATGACGATAAGCCCCGCTGTAGCGATCCCGATATTTGCGTTGGGCGTTTGTTGCCACCACGCTTCAATCTGCGCCACATCTGTCGTTGCATCCTTGAAACCGTGCTCCGTAATGGGACTTGAGCCGCCCGGCTTGCAAGGAAAGACAGGGTAGCCCAGTTCCGCATACGCGAGTGCTGCATCCCGGAGCGCTGTATTCGGGCCGTTCATGTCATTTAATCTCGCCAAATTATCTGCTTTCCGAACACGCCGCTGATTTTGTCTCCCCCTTCATCGTACAGAAACAGCTGTGATAGCGTGGTGCGACCTTTGTGAAAGTGAAATTTTGCGGCGAAGACGTGCCCGCTTTCGCACGCGAGATCAATTTCAATGGCAACACCGCGACCCTCTGGCGCAACGAGATGATCATGCTGGATGCCCTGATCGGTTATTGTCACTTCGCCGCCCTGTTGGCCTGCGGGATTGCATCGCAATGCCCAAGGGTAGGTTCTATCGCTGCCGCACACCGGGCAAAGGATTTTCCTCTCTGAATACATTTGCCCTGTAGCACATGGATGAGGGGATTTGTTGTTCACGTTCTTGCTCCTTATCTTTCAGGACTGAATTTGCGATACTTGTCAAGGCAGACGATCTCTTTCTCCTTGCATTCGGCGATGCAGTTGCGCCAGTCTCGCCACCATGCCGCAAGCCGAGTGGAATGGATTCTAACGAGATTCCTCATGCTATTGCCTCGTCGACTGCTGGTTCAGCGCATTGACTTTGCTGTTTTCTGCGCATGAAGACTCCGTCTGGCAAAGCACGAACGCCTGCGGTGCAGAATGCGCATTTGATTCGCTGAGCGCTCCTGGCTGAGATCAACTTGTCGCCATGCTGCAACCGCGCGAGCCGCTTCTGCATGCGGATATACAGGTCGAGTTCGCCCAACCTTTCCGCATCTTCGCAGGCATATATCTGGCCGCGGATTTCCAGCCACGGTTCAGTGTGATACTGGCTTTGTGTTTCTTTTCTGATTCTCTTTTTCATGTACGCTCCTCAAAATGGCACGTCTTCGGCAATTGCTTCAGTTATGTTGGACGGTTCCACTTCATCCCAACCCGGCTCGCGATAATCCGGCTTCTCGCCAAGTTCGCAATTGATGATGCGGTCGTACTTCTCGCCCGTCACATGGCGCACGGTAATTTTTGTGGTTTCGCAGAGCGCGCCGGCGTTAGCGAGGTCAACCGCTTCTTCGACAGTCGATGGAACAGACACGCTCGACCGTTGTCGCCACCATACCTCAGCCTTGGCCCTTGCGTACCCCGTGTGCTCGAAGCAGACCCATTCCGATTGCCAGCGGCGGAAACCGATGCGATAATCGACGCGCATGGTGGGTCGCGCTGTGAACGCTGCTTCGATATTGTCCACCTTGGGTGAACCGTTACGCTTGTGGTGAATCGAGTAGGTCGCTTCCTGCACTTCATAGTCCGTCACTGTGACCTGCCCGCTGAGTATCCCAGCCTCGCTGGCCTTCGCTTCATGCTTGTTGCGTTCTGGTGGTGGGAACTCATAGCCACAGTCGGGACACTTCGTATATGCGGCGTGAATGACCGCGTTGCACTCCGGGCATTCTTTAGCAGGCGCATCGCCAGAACCATTCTCTTGAGGCTTGATGCGCAACGCGTCTACGGGCCCATGCCGCATGATGTTGCCGCCAAAATCGAGGACTAAGCAATCCGTCTTGCTTTCGCACAACCGGAAACCTCGCCCGACCATTTGGTAATAGAGTCCTGGGGACATAGTAGGTCTAAGTAGAGCGACGCAGTCGATGTTCGGTGCGTCAAAACCCGTAGTGAGAACATTGACGTTGACCAAATGCTTCAGACATCCGCTGCGGAACTTGTTCAGTGTCTCGGCGCGCTCCAGTGACAACGTGTCACCGGTCACCAAGCCACACTCATGGCCAAGGCCCGTCAGCGTTTGCTGCACGTGCATAGCATGGTTCACTCCGCTGGCGAAAATGAGAACCGCGCGTCGGTCTTGTGTGTGCTCGATGATCTCGTTGCACGCCGAACGTACCAGCGCAGCATCGTCCATGAGGTTCTCGACCTCTAGCGGGATGAACTCGCCGCCACGTATGTGCAGACCGGAAGTGTCGACCTTGCTTTTGCCGGATTTCGACTTCAGTGGGCAGAGGTAGCATTGCGCAATCAGTTCACGCACTCCGATCTCATAGCAAATCTCGTTGAGGATGTTGTCTGGTTCGCATATTGTGCCAGTGGCCATGCGGAATGGCGTCGCTGTCAGACCAATAACGCGAAGTCGCGGATTCACCGTCTTCATATCCGCAAGAAGTGTCCGGTACATTCCATCGCCATCCGCCGGAATCATATGCGCTTCATCAATGATGACGAGATCGAAGCGGCCAAGGTCCAGAGCGCGCTTGTAGATTGACTGCACTCCCGCAACAATAATGGGGTGGTCGGTGTCGCGGCTTTTGAGACCAGCAGAGTAGACGCCGACCTGCAGGAGTAACTCAGGGGCAACCTGGCGAATCTTGTCGACAGCCTGTTCGAGCAACTCCTTCACGTGCGCAACGATAAGGACGCGGCCTTGCCACAGTCCAACCGCGTCCTTGCAGATGCTTGCCATAACCGGCGTCTTGCCACCCGCTGTCGGAATTACGACGCACGGATTGACATCGTGTTCGCGCAAGTAACGATAGACTGCCTCAACGGCCTCTTGCTGGTATGGTCTCAGTTGCATTTCAGTGGTTTGCGATAGTGTTTATGCGGACGATTACCTTGCCGCCAGGAAACGTTGTGCGGCGGCGGATGTGAATATCATCAATCTGGCTGTCATCGCGGTACACGCCGCCGTGCTGAATCGCATCGAATAGACTTTTTTGAACGTTGTCAATATCGCGTCTGCGGTGGTCCGGCGGGTAAACATCGACTTCCACCATAAGAGGTCCGTCCAGTCGACGCATCCCCCGCGCCGCGAGGATCGAAACGACGCGTGCGCGAAATTTCCGACCCTCGCGGCTGATTAGTGTCCTGCCGCGCCATCGGCGGTAATAGTGATTCACCGATGGTGGAAACGGCAGTTCGAGCAGAATCATTTACGCGCCCATGGGGCTGTGGTCTGCTGTGTGGGTGGCTGGGCTGGTTTCGCAGCGTTTGCGGTTTCACGCTTTGCGTAGCCAGTTACCTCGTTGACAACGTCGCCGGTGTCCTCGCGCTTCTTGCACTTCACGCTGATGACAAGCGGGATGTTGTGCAACTCCGCGCTGTCGCCGGGCGTCATTACATTGACGGCGTGGCAAATGGCCGAGAGTTGCGCTCGGGAAATCTTGACCGTCTGCGGATTGGGATGGTCTAGGCAGAGGCGCGCCCAGACCATGCGGTCCTTGTACTCGCCTTCGAGAATGGCGAAGGTCAGTTGCAGATAATTGCCCGCGCCGTTCTTGGTGGGCTTCGTCTCCGAGTCAGTTATCGCGGCAACGTACTTGCCCGCGGGAATCGGGTCGAATGCCACGGTCGGTTGCACTTGGTTCGCGTTGAATCCGTTGAGTTGCGCCATGGGTCAGTTCTCCTGTGGATTGGTGTTAATGGGATTGATGGGATTCACGATTGCATCCATGATGGCCTGCCACGAGAGAGGCAGTTCAGCAGGCATTGAGTAACGGTTCTTCGCCACACAGGCCGGAGAGCCGACGCAGCGCAGAATGCGTTCACCTCCGTCCTTTCCAAGACCGGCCGCGATTGTGCGGTCGCGCCCGAAACCCGTCTCTTCCGTCTTCGTGATGATTTTGCGCGTGGCGAAGAGCACTGCGTCGGCCCATTCCGTTACGACTCCTGTCGCGTGACGATTCAGGCGCGGGGAATAGCGGTCGTAAGCCATCGCCTCCGGGTCTTCGTATCGCTCGACCCTCGCGTGCGCCAAAAGAATGACGCACATCCCGCGCGCGAAACGCAGTTCATTCAGGTCGGTCAGCATGTTGCGCCAGTGGTTGAGCGCGTGCGTGTAGCCTTTGGCGTAGCCGCCGTCCACCTTCTCGATGCACGATACGCCGTACTGCTCGCAAAGAGCGTCCCAGATGAGCCGCTCCAGCCAATCGAGAGAATCGATTATCACCGTTTCGTAGTCGTGCTTCTGGTGAATCAGTTCCTGAATCGCCGCCTGGACATCGTCAAAACGCTTGGCCAGCGGGAAACTGTTGCATGCGATCTGGTCGAGACCATCTTCAGTCGCGATGAAAATCGGCTTGGGGGACTGCGCGGCAAGAGTGCTCTTGCCGATGCCTTCCGTGCCATAAATCAAGATTCTTGGCGGTGTCTGACGGCGTCCACTGTGCACTTGTTCAAGCATTGACATTGAGTTCCTCCGATTCATGGGGAAATGTGGATTTCATTTCGAGAATGTTTTTGATCATGTGGTCACCTATTTATCTAACTACCCGGAAAAAGTGCGAAATGGCGGTGAGTTCATAAATATTTTTGTAGACCGGCAGCCTCAAATACCGTGCGAATCTTGGCTATATTGTCACGGAGAGTCCTTCTGGGGATGTCAATTAGTTTCATTGCGTCGCCCGCGGCTCCAGTCATCACAATCTCGCATATACTGCGCAGGCGTGCAGGAAGGGCGGCTACAACCGTCTCAACATCGTGAGCAAGGTCGACTTCTTCCTCTGGACTTCTGCTTTGCAGTCCGAGTCGATGGTTGCGCTTCTCATAGGGAAGGGTCTCCCATAGCGCGATAGAGTCAGTGCCGTCGTTTTCGCCTGGGATGCGGCCGTCAAGTGAAGATATCTTGAGACGATAATCGCGCTTAAAGCATTTGCGGTCCCGAATAAACCTGCTGATTCTTCTTGCAACGACAGTCTTGGCGAATGCATTCAGCGTGGCCTTGCTTGCGTCGAATTTGGGCAGACGGCTTATCAGATCGAGCATCAACTCACCTTCTATGTCAGCACGGTCTGATTTTGTGAATCCCACTTTGCCGATTAGTTGCTTTGCTTTGTGCCTGATGTGTTTTGTGATGTACAGATTGATTTCATGCTGCTTTTGATTGGCTTGCATAACTGCCTCCTTGGCCGAAGAGGCGTGCGTGAGTACCAACCATAGCAGCGACCCGGACGGGTGAAGGCGTCGTGAGTTCGCCGTTTTGGCGGCACCCACGACTGCCTCCACCTTGTGGCCGGTTAGTCGTCTGGTTTTCGAATAAAAGGATTACGTGTAAAAGATCATGCGGGGGCCGAACCCACTAGTTAGGCGATCACCTCCTCGATGGTCATCCGGAAAGGAAGACCACGTTGAATGTCGATGGATAGGATAACGCCGTCGTCCATAGCCTCCATTTGGGCGAATAAATCACGCACTTGCACCTTGATGGCGAAGTCGGGCTTCGTGATTTCGGGACGTGGGCCGTTCTCGCCACCGAACTTGACCTCGCGGATCACGCGAGGCGGCGGGGTGAAAACTGGTTGACCTTTGTGCACTGCCAGATTCTCAATGCGGCCATAATTGATCCGCTGCATTTCTGTAATCAGCAGTTGCCGGGCGGGTGTAAGAGATGCCTTCGAATCAGCCATAACGCGTTCCTTTCCAGTGGGTAACGGTTAATGGCGCGCGGCGTGTCTCTCCTCGAGACCATAAAAAACGCCGGATGCGCCTTCATGGCTGAAGGGACGGCATCCGGCGTAGCAGAGGCTACATTTGACGTAGCCTCCAAATTATTTCAGTTTTTCGTGTTCAGTCGTTCTTTACCGGTCGTATCTCCCACCCAAGTCCGTCTTCGGGTACGTATCGCGGCGTGTTCCCGAACATGATAGCGCGCTCTAGGTAACGCCAACTAAGAATATTGCAGTTCTTTGACATCTTTTGCCGATTTTACCTATGCAAGGGTTTCGAAGTCGTTAATCCTTTTTCGGAGGTAAGATCAT